TCTGTCCTCAGAATATTGTGAAGTTCCTGGACGATCTGCAATGGTATTCCACTTCAGTGTTTGAGTTGTAGTTGTTCCACCAACAGTACTTGTTGAAATTGCTACTGTTTGTTGATCAAACCAATCATTTTCTCCAGTTAATGTAGTGGATCCGAAAGATGTTGATTGGCCTGCAGTATGAATAGCAATACTTCCAGTTCCACTGAAAGCATAGATCCCAGATGGTTGATAATCAACAACCGTTTCTGTATTTCCAGAGGAAACGTGAGAAAGAACTTTTACATAAACATTAGTTCCATTAACTTCAGTAACTATTCCTTTCAAGTATCCATCAAGAACTGAAGTAGTTCCTGCACCTGGCAATACTGATGATATTGCTTGAGTTACACCCATTCCAACTGAGATTTCTTGCCCAAGTCCAGATGTGGAGATTCCAGTCAGAATCTGATCTGCCTTAGCATCAATTAGTCCAACTCTAATCCCATTTGCCCAGGATCCTGGGTTTTTTGCAATTACAGTTCTTCCAGTAATTTTATTTTCATCATACTGAAGTTGTTCATAGTGCTCAACACTCTTGATTTTAATTGATGATCCAGAACTTACTGCATTATAAAGATTATCATCATCAGATCTTACTACTCTAAGTTGTCCACCATATGCAAGATAGGATGATGCAACCATCCAATGCTCATAATGCTTATCATTACCGTATGGTTTGCCAAAATTATCTAACAAATCTTTTTCAGATCCAACCGTTACTGGTAAGTCAACAGGACCTTGAGCAAAAGGTGCTACAATCCCACCAAACTTATCAGAAGTTGGATCAACTCTTCCTACTGTAAGGTCAACTTCTCTTACTCTGATTCCAGGAGATGCTAAATTTAATGGCATCTTTTTTTCCCTCGCAATCCAAATTTATCTAGAAATATTTATGAAAAGGTTTATTTTGAGTGGGGAAATGATACGCGAACACTACCAATCAGGATACTCCCATTTAGATTTCATAACAAACTTTCTATTTTTTCTTATTCTTTCTATTGTACATACTTTACATTCATAAGAATATGCAGATGGTAAAGAACCTCTGTCTTTATGTGTTAAGTAAAAATCATCTAATAAGTTTTTTATTTCACCACAAGATCTACATTTTCTATCAAAAAATAATAAATGATCTAAGTTAATTTGATCATTAATATCCATCACATATATTCCCACATATATGCAATATCACCATATTCATCAGTATACCATCTATCTCCCGACTTATCTACAAAACTACTTTCATCTGTCAATCCATCAGAAATAAATCCAAATGGTGCCATATCTTGTTCAATTTGATTTTTTTGCTCTTCATATATTCTCTTTCTTACATCATTATTGGTCATCTCCTTAAAATATTCTTGTGCAACTAACCAAGAAAAAATAACTAGACACATTGCAAGGTCATCATTACACCCCTCTTCTGCCTCAAATGAATTATGTTTCTGTGCAAATGTTGTCAATTCTGAGATGATTTCATAATCTAATGTTAATAACTTATCATCTTCAATTAAAGTCTTTAAGTTAGAACAACCTAATTTTTTAACTGCAGCAGTCATTCTGACGCCAAGTTGAGATTTCTTTCCACTAAATCCAGAACCAACTACCTGTCCGTTTCTACCTCTCATAGAAGACATTAAAATATTCTCATATTCTAAATCATATTGTAAGATTGATGCTACTTGATCTCCAATATCATTCACTTCAATTAATAACCAGGCATAATTATATCCTTTTGCAACATCGTGTATGATACTTGGAAATAGCATCGGTTTTATTTCATTATTACGATACTTTGCTACTATTTTATAAGGAAATTGTGTTATATCAAAAACAATAAATGCAGAATAATCATTACCCAATCCTCTAGCAACATCGACTGTAATTAAGTAATTATGATCTTTTATTGGATTTTCATATACATCTAATCCAGCATTACGTTTTATTGGATCCTCATACACTAAGTTCTTAAGTTTTGCGGGATTTATGAGGGTATTGACGGATCCTAAGAATTCACAATTGTGAGATATTATATTATTTGAATAATATAAATGCTTTAGTCCCGAGTTTACAATATCATATAATTCTATTGATTCATTAATAACTTTTGATTTTTTTAGAAAGCATCCGCCAAATTTTGTATATACTTCTGTATATTTGTCTAAATCTTTTGCCTTTATAATTCCTTCAATTGTTGATAATGGATGGTCTAAAGAGCACTTAAGCTCTTCACCATTGGTAAATTCTAAATGTATATACTTATCCTTCTTTATTTTATTTACTCCATAAAAATTCTCAAATCCATATGGAGTTTCTATTTTTAAGTTTATATTGTTTTTTACTGCAGATTCTGGTAATTTCATTTAATCACTCATTAAATTTTCTTTCGTTAGATGAAAGCTTTTTATATAAATCTCCAATTTTAATTGTTTCGACCTTACCATTAACTTCGATATTTATGCAAGATTCTGGAGAAACTGACTCAAACTCCACCTTAAACTGCTGCTCACTGGTGTTTGCAATAGTTTGCTTCTTCCATTCCTCATCTCTACCAGGAACTTCAGACCAATGAACTTCTGTTGGGACATATTCATTCTTTCCTCTTTCAGCATCGTGCCACATACGGTAGAAGTGATTCATACCGTGAGGTGTAGAGACTACAATAACTTTAGTGCTTTTACCTGAAGTAATTGTAGGATACACAGAAGCAAAAAATGAATCTGCAACGTGATTTGGAACGAATGCAAATTCGTCCAAAAACAAAATATTAAATGACATTCCTCGAACAGCACTTGCAGAAGTAGATGCTGCTAATATTTTTGATCCATTTTCTAATTCGATAGATCCCTTATTCCAAGAAATAATACCCTGTTGCATCCATTTCGGCAGATTCTCATAAGATGTTGCCAGTCTTCCAAGAAGTTCTCTTGCGGTTGCTGCCTTGTTTGCCAGAATACCAATATTTACACTGTCATTGAAAATTAGATAATGAAGGAGGTATGAAACAACGGTAGTTGAGTTGTGGGTTGGTATAAAGGTATCTCCACATAAAAATAGATGATCTGGATTATCTACAGAAATGCATTGCATAGGTTCCGTTTTAATCTTACGAATATCTTTAATATAAAGTCTTTCATTTTTCGGATGCCCCAAAGAATTTTTTTGGCGTTCTAATTTTCTGGGTAAAGTAAATACTTTATACTTAGATGTCGAAAAACTAATAATTCCATAATTATTTTCATATCCAGGAACTTTCTTAAATCTTAATCTACTTTTAATTCCTAAAGAGGAAATAAGTTCTCTTACTTGATAAAGTAATTTACCTTCCTTTTGATAAAATTCACAAGATCCATTTGGAGCAACAAAACCATCTGTGTCCATTAAACCTCTTAGAAGTTCCAATCTCTGATTAGTGGAAGATCTTAAATATTCTTTTGGAATATACTTTTCTTTATGCAATCCAAGAGAATGAGTTTCTTTTCTCAGCCCTTCAAAATAATATCTATAAACATTTCCTTTACAGTTTGATTTTTTTGTTATTTTTAATGGAATATTACTAGAAATAACTTCAATATCTTCATATAATCCAGTAATGGCACCATTATCTCTACTACCATCTCCCAACCATACGCCAAATGTGTATGGATCAATTGGAACATTAGAATCTGGAAGATTTAATGAATTTGATATATTAATGTATATTGAAGAACTTTTACTGGATTTCTTTAGAGATAAAAACTTTTTTATAATATCTTTCGTTTTTAATACTTTTTCTTTGTGATACCAGTCAGAATGTGAGACCTTCCATAAATGATCACTACAAGCTTTAATAACTTCACCGTTATCAAACTCTATTTCATATGTATCAATTTCTTTAATATCAGATTTTCCAATTACCTTTGATGGATTTCCGTCACGACCAAAAATATAATCTCCAATTTTTAATTCTTTTATAGTAGTCCAACCTTCTGGAGTTGGAATTTTAGTATCTAATGCTAATTGTTTACCTGTTTGACGTGGCATTTTACAAATATTAAACCTATTGTCGTGAAAGTTATTAATTAACTTTTCCTGAAAATGATAAGGACTAAACTGCGTCAAACCTTTATCAAGAGACACGATTTTAATATAATTCTTAGCAAAATACACAGGGTCTTCTTTACACTTAAGAAACTCAATGATTTGTTCCTCAGTGAACTCAATTGGTGTATTTGCCTTTTTCAGTAACGGATTTCCTAAGTATACATCATTACTCATAATTCGTCCTTGATTAATAACATATCAAAAGCAGCAGTATAACGACCATTGTTACTTCTAGTAGTTAGTCTTATATCAATATCAGAGTGTTGTGGTATTTCTATTGGAAATGCAAATTTATAAAAATATTGACCACCGTCACCATCAACTTCAAAGGTGTGTCCTACTCTAAATGATTGACCTATTGTGTTATATCTTACCATCATAAATCCAGTAGCATCTGCACCTGCTTGAGCACTACAAACACCCTGATATAAGTATCCAGTGTATCCATTTGGAACTGTATATATTGCCATTAAAGTTTGTCCAAGTCCTGCTATTATTCTAAGAACTTGAAGTCCACCTCTTGAAAAATTAAGCTGCCCAACATTTGAAGTGCCAGATTTTACATATCCCCTAAAAACTCTTTTAAAAATCTTAGTTCCAGTAACTGTTTCTGTACTCGATAATATAAAGTCTTCTTCAATCTCATCCCAATTTTCATCAAGTCCGACAATGGTTACAACTTTACCATTATCTCCTGCACCAACTTGTGCAGCTACAAGAACACCTGGAGTATCAAAAGCACTCCAAGGATAAAAAGTATCTCCCTTGTCCCAAACAGTTGCTGTTGTATTTGTTGATTGAGATGGTGTTGCACCAAATTTATGAATTGTTGATGCACCGCGAACTTTTCCTCTAGAAACATTTAAATCAAACTGTTCATCCCAAATATAATTTTTAAATGACATAGATCAAATCCACTCTAATTTTCCTGGGTGATACCTTTTTACGTCTGTAATATTTACTTCTGGTTTTGGTTCTACTGGATAAATTCTTTGAACAATTGCACCAGGATACTCACTTTG